GTGAAGAACTTGACCAGTGCCGGGACGATGACGGTCAAGCTGATGCGCGAGAACGCCTTCGAGGTCAAAGCGCAGCAGAAGGTGTTCATCTCGACCAACTACACGCCTGACCTGGACGGTACCGACTTCGCCATGCGCCGCCGTATCGCGTTGATCAACTTCCCCCACTCACTGACAGAGGAGCAGAAGGACGTACGGCTGCCTGAGAAGCTGCGTGCCGAGTGGCCCGGGATCTTGGGTAAGCTCATCTTGGCCGCACGCACATGGTACGCCAGCGGGCTCCAAATGCCGCAGTCGGTACGCAACGCCGTTGCTGAGTACATGGACGAGAACGACGATGTCCAGGCCTGGCTCGATAGCGAGTGCGAACTCGAAGCTGAGGCTGTCAGCGTGACGCACGAGCTGTACCGCAGCTATGCAGGGTACATCGAGGCGACCAGGCGCAAGCCGATGGTTCCTGCGGCATTTGGGAAGGTTTTGGGCAAGAAGGGGTTCGGAAAGAGTCGGACGAAGACCGCAAGGCTCACCAACGGAGTGAAGTTGCGCAACGGCAAATGAATAGCAGCAGGCCCACTTCGGTGGGCTTTTTCACGTCTTTACGGTGACAGGTGTCAGGAGAGGTGTCAGATCGGAGAACATCCTGTCACCGACTTAAACCGTTGTTTTTATTGTTATATATTGATTTTGGTGACAGATGACAATCAATTAACATAATTACAACAGCTCAACAGTAAAATACATATTCTAAATAGGAAATATTCTTATATAAATGTCTAGGCAGTTAATAGCGAAACTGTCTCTACGCGTCACCAGCTGTCACCATCGCTCTATTCCGGGCCTTTCAGCGGTGACGCGTTCCGTTTTGGTGACAGGTAGCTTCCAAAGTTGACAGCCGCGACAAGCCGTTGCCTACTGGCCGAGCGAAACGGGAGGATTTACCCCATGGCATGTGCCGCATGTGCTCGACGTCGAGCCAAACTGAAACGACTGATGGAGTTGGCCAATGAACGATTTAACGAAATGCTCAGCAGGGCTGCTGGTGCTGCGGTATCCGATGTCGATAAGCGAGGAAACCCGCAACCGCCTACTGGACGCGATCACCACGACCGCTGATGCGTTGGGCGTGGAGCCCCTGGTACTGGACAATGGCGCTGACGCACGCCTGGAGATGGGCAGCGCTGCGTTGTTGGAGCGCGTATGCGTGGCGCTAGAGGAAATAGTGGCTCAGGGTAGGACCCCAGAGGTGAACGTGGCTGAGATCGCACCACAGGCGCTAAACGCTAGGCCGACAGGGCTTAACAGCCGTGACTAATTCCCGCGTCACCATGCAGCCAACGCGTGCTCGTGAGGTCAGCACGCAGCAGGTGCAGATGCTCAACCCTGACGCATGGCGTGAAGGCAAGACCACGGCAGAGCGCGGCTACGGCGGCAAGTGGCAGCGCTACCGGTTGAAGTTCCTCGAGGCCAACGTGCTATGCGTCATGTGCCAGAAGCTGGGCAAGGTCACCGCTGCAACGGTGGTGGACCACATCGTGGACCATCGAGGTGACCAGAGGCTGTTCTGGCAGCGGGAGAATCACCAGGCCTTGTGCAAGCCCTGCCACAGCGTGAAGACCGCAGCTGACGGAGGCGTAGGCGCAGCTCGTAGGGGTTGAGCAACTCAAGCAAGACCAAAGGCCTCGATCATCTCGGGGCTTTTTGCTGCGCGCCATTTGAGCAGGATTTCCTGGTGCGACCGCTCTAGCTCAGGCCCTGGGGGGCGATGTCGATATCCTGAACCACGTCTGCTCCCTGATCGCGCCGACCCCTTTTAGAGATTTAATTCCCCTACAGCCCTTTGTTGACCGTGTTACGCTTTGAACACTGGAAACATGAGGTGTAACAATGCTCAACCCTACCGACGAAAAATTCCTTGCCGCCACGCTGCGCGGCGCCACGCCTGAGGAAGCCGCCATTGCTGCCGGCCTTAGTGAGAAAACCGCCCGCGTGGCCGGTGCGCGTCTTCGCAAGAAACCCGCAATCGTGGAAGCATTGGCAGCCATCGGTATCTCAACCCCTGGCGCACCAGTAGCTGTCGTGGCACCAGCCCCGTCACCTCCCAACGCTGACGAAGGGCCAGAGCTGGACGACCTACCCAGCACCACGGATTCACTGGAGTTCCTCGAAGCCATCCAGGCGAACCCACGGATTCCACTCAGCCGCAGGATGGAAGCGGCAAAAACGCTGCTCCCTTTCCAGCACGCCAAGATTGGCGAGAAGGGCAAGAAGGAGACCAAGGCCGATGGAGCGAAGCAGGTCGCAGCGGGCGTCGATGCTTACGCCACGCGCAAGCCGCCAAAGCTGACCGCGGTGTCTAACTAATGGCCACGCCTGTCTATTCGACTGCGTGCCCAGACTGGGAAGACCGAATCAGGGAAGGGCGAACCCTGGTTCCGTTCGAACCTCTGTTCCCCGAGTCGGCCCGAGAAGCTGCGGAGTTCCGTCACAAGCTGAAGATCGTCGATGTGGGTGACGGGGAGCAGACCATAGGCGACATCGGGGCAACTTGGGCGGAGGACGTGGCCAACGCTACGTTCGGCGCATACGACCCGGAAAGCGGAAAGCAGCTACTGCGAGAAATTTTCGTTCTAATCAGCAAGAAGAACGCCAAGTCCACCGAAGCTGCCAGCATCATGCTGACCGTCCTGAAGATGAACTGGCGGAAATCGGCAGAAATCCTTTTCCTTGCGCCGACAAAGGAAGTTGCGGACAACGCTTACAACCCAGCCCGGGACATGGTCAAGGCGGATCCGCAGCTTGACGCCATGATGCAGGTACAGGATCACATCCGCACGATCAAGCACCTCGGCACCGGCGCGACGTTGAAGGTCGTGGCCGCAGATTCGAACACCGTTGGCGGAAAAAAAGCCACAGTGGTACTGGTCGACGAAATCCACTTGTTCGGTAAAAACCCAAACGCGGCCAAGATGCTACTGGAGGCCACCGGCGGACTCGCTTCCCGTCCGGAGGGTTTTGTTCTGTACCTGACGACCCAGTCGGACGAACCCCCTGCCGGTGTTTTCGCGTCGAAGCTGATGTACGCCCGTAAAGTCCGGGACGGTGAAATCGTAGACCCGCAGTTCCTGCCGATCCTGTATGAGTTCCCGAAATCGATGATCGAGAGCGAAGAGTATCTCGACCCGGCCAACTTCCACATGACGAACCCGAACCTTGGGAAGTCTGCGAGCATCGAGTTCATCGAGCGGGAGATTCGCCGGGCTCGGGAAACAGGACCCCATGAAATGCTGATCGTTCTGTCAAAATACCTGAACGTCGAAATCGGCATGGCGTTGCGCACCGACAGATGGGCAGCGGCTGACTTCTGGCTGGCGCAGAACAATCGAGCGATCACGCTTGAGGCTTTGCGCGATATGTGCGAAGTGATCGACGTAGGCATCGACGGCGGCGGACTTGACGACTTGCTCGGCCTGTCAGTCGTGGGGCGAGTCACAGGCGGCGGAAAGTGGCTATCCTGGTCGCGTGCGTGGGCGCACCCATCGGCCCTGCAGCGCAACCTCAAGGAAGCCTCGAAGATGGAGGACTTCAGCAATCAAGGCGACTTGGTCAAGGTGAAGCGCATCGGCGACGACGTGACCGAAGTTTGCGACATCGTAGAGCAGATTTACGAGTGGGGCTTGCTGGACAAGATCGGCGTGGACCCCGTCGGCATCGGCGCCATCTTTGACGAACTTGTGGCGCGAGAGATACCAGAGGACAAGATAGTCGGCATCAGCCAGGGCTGGAAACTCGGCGGCGCAATCAAGACTACAGAGAGACGCCTGGCGGCGGGTGACATGGAACACGCCGAGCAGCCCCTAATGAACTGGTGCGTCTCCAACTGCCGCGTTGAGCCACGGGCAAACTCTATCCTGATCACGAAAGCTGCGTCAGGCAGTGCGAAGATCGACCCGGTGATGGCCCTGTTCAACGCCGTGTCGCTGATGGCCCTGAACCCGCCGGCAGCGCACAAAAAGTTTCAAATGTTATTTCTTTGAGTTACAGTGCGCGTAATTTACCGGAGCTGTATACATGAACAGAGCCTACAGTTTTCTCGAGGTCAAGGCCGTAGCGGAGGAAACCCGGACCATCACGGGCTGGGCCACAACTCCGGCCGTTGACCGCGTTGGCGACATCGTGGAACCGCTCGGCGTCACGTTCAAAAACCCGCTGCCGCTGCTGTGGCAGCACGAACACGACAAGCCGATCGGCCTGGTTGAATTCGGCAAGCCGACCGCCAAAGGCGTACCGTTCACCGCAACGCTGCCGCGGATCGAAGAACCCGGCACGCTGCAGGACCGCATCGAGGAAGCTTGGCAGTCGATCAAAGCCGGCCTGGTTCGTGCGGTGTCGATCGGTTTCCGCTCTCTTGAGTCGGCCCGCATCGAAGGCAGCTTCGGCATCCGGTTTCTCAAGACTGAAGTTTATGAGCTGAGCGCAGTGACCATCCCGGCCAACGCCTCCGCCACCATCAATACCGTCAAATCGTTCGATACAGGATTGCCGCCCGCGTCTGGGCAAAAAGCTCTCCCAATCGTGCGGCTCGGAAAAACCGCCGGCGCTTCGGCAACCAAAACCGTTACTAAATCCGTTCCGAAGCCCCAGGAGGGCCAAGACATGAACTACGCAGAGCAAATCAAGTCCTTCAAGGACACCCGCGCGGCACAAGTTGCTGCGATGGAAGGCATCCAGCAGAAAGCGATGGACGAAGGCCGTTCCAAGGATGCGGCTGAGCAGGAAGAATTCGACGCCGCTGCCGATCAGATCAAAGCGATCGACCGCGAAATCAAGGACCTCGAGTCCATGGAAGCGCTGAACATGGCCAAGGCCACCCCAGTCGCCGACGTGACCAAGCAGCGCGACCGCGTGCCGGCAGTTGCCAAAAACACCGAGAAGCTGGAGCCTGGCATCCTGTTCGCGCGCTACGCCATGTGCAAAATGGCATCGCAGAACAACCCAGCAATGGCCGTGGACATCGCCAAGGCTCGCTACCCGCAACACGACGGCATGATCAAAACCCTGGACCTGGAAGCTCGCGGCCAGAAAATGCAAGGCTTGATGAAAGCCACCGTCGAAGCAGGTACTACCCTCGACGCTACTTGGGCGGCCCCACTGGTCGACTACCAGAACTTCGCCGGTGACTTCGTCGAGTATCTGCGCCCTCGCACCATTCTGGGCCAGTTCGGCACCAACGGCATCCCGTCGCTGAACCGCATCCCGTTCAACGTCCGCATCGCAGGCCAGACCACTGGCGGCCAGGCGTACTGGGTAGGTGAAGGCGCGCCGAAGCCACTGACCGCGTTCGACTTCAACGACACCGAGCTGCGTTGGAACAAAATCGCGACCATCGCGGTACTGACCAACGAACTGATCCGCTTCAGCGATCCATCCGCAGAGCGCCTGGTGCGTGACGGACTGGCCGCTGCTGTGATCGAGCGTGCCGACATCGACTTCGTGGACCCAGCCAAGGCTGCAGTTGCGAACGTGTCGCCTGCTTCGATTACCAACGGCATCGCCGGCATCGCTTCGAGTGGCAACACTGCCGAAGACATCCGCGCCGACGTCGCCGCACTGTGGGCCCCGTTCATCGCCGCACGTAACGCTCCGCGGAACGCTGTGTACCTGATGGACTCGACTACCGCCCTGGCTCTGAGCATGATGCAGAACCCGCTCGGCCAATCCGAGTTCCCTGGCCTGACCCTGAACGGCGGTACGTTCATGGGCGTACCGGTGATCGTGTCGGATTACCTGCCAGTTGACTCCGGCGGTGGCATGGTTGTCCTGCTGAACGCTTCCGACATCTGGCTGGCTGACGATGGCCAAGTGACCATCGACGCATCCCGCGAAGCGTCCCTGCAGATGTTGGATAACCCAACCAACAACAGCGCCACCGGTACCCCTACCACCATGGTGTCGATGTTCCAAACCAACAGCACTGCCTTCCTGGCAGAGCGCTTCATCAACTGGCAGCGTCGCCGTGCCAGTGCCGTGTCGTACCTCACTGATGTAAACTGGGGCACCGGCGCGTAATGCGCTAAGCTGAGCGAAACGGAAAGGGCCTACGGGCCCTTTTCTTTAGGGGCGCATCCATGATTGAGTTCATCCAGAAGACCGGGTTCTTCGGCGACGGCGGGGCAACACCCGAACCGCCTCTGCCTGAGCCCACGACCGTAAATTTCACATCAGCTCAATATGCGGCGGGCCTAACTGGCTCCGTCAGCACAACGAAGAACGCTGCGAGAATATACATGCGCGGCGCTATTACCCTGTGGTCCGGGTTCATCTCAGGCACAGAAGCTAAACTGACATCCCCCTCCGACTTCGGCGATCAGCCCGGCTCGATGCAAGTGGCTATCGACGGCGGAGCGTTCACGCTGGCCCCGAATACGGGATCGGTTTACACACTTTTCACCGGGCTGCCGCACGCGACCCGGTTCGTCGAGGTTCGTTACGACGCGCAGATGGGCGAGGCGCCGTACATCGCTGCGACAGGCAACGTGCTAGAAGTAACGGGACAGCCGCCAGCCCTCGTCACGCTCCCCAACAAGGTGCAGAACGGCGCAGACAGCGCAACTGGATTTTACAGTGGCGCGCAAGTGGCCAACGCCGCGACGTTTACGCCACCGCTCCAGGCGCAGACGGGACAGAACTACGGCTCCAATGTGGGTTGTATCAAGATCCGCGGCGCGTTCACTCAACTCGCCGTAACTGTCAACGGCGCGCGCAAGATCGCAGTAAGCAAAAACGGCGGCGCGCCCTCCTTTTACGAAATGACTGACGATGACGACTCTGTCCGCGCTATTCGAATTAGCTGCGACGGGTCTACCTCGACGTACTACGTCTGGGACAACGGCAACTACAGGAACGGCAACGGGCACCTTGCCGTGGCAGGCAACTCGACATTACTGGACGTAGGAACCCGACGCCGGCTTGACCAACTGCCGGGCGACTCAATCACCTTTGGCTCGGGCCCAGGCGCCACGTCGCGCGACACCGAAACGATGCGAGTGGCGGCGGCCATGGGATTTGTCGGCAGCACAAACGGCATCAGCGGGCTAACTATCAGCGGCGGCAGCAACTTGCTCGACGTCGTACTACCCGCCCGAACTGTCACAAGCTCCGACGTGGCGGTCCTAGCCATTGGCGGGAACAGCGCGGCGGAAGGCATCGACGGACCAGAACAGGCAGCATACGCGGCCTGCATCGACAAACTGCTCGCCAAGGGCTACGGGAAAGTCCTGTGCCGCGGCATCCTACCGAACGTAGCAGCCCAGCCCCTGGTAGACGCAGCCAACGTGACCCTGAAAAGCGTCATGGACGGCAAGGCCGATGCCAGATTGGTGTGGATCGACACGACCTCTTGGGCGTTCTCGACCATCGACGGCACGCACCCAGACGCAGCGGGCTACGCGACATTGGCGGGCTACGCTGTACCGGCATACACGGCAGCACTTGGGCTATGATATGCTGCCTTTAAATTCGAGGGTTTTCTCATGAGCAAAGTGGAATTTGTCTACGGCAACGGCGGCAAAAAGGTTCTGATGCAGCGTCGTTACGCGGAAACCCTGCGCAAGCTGGGCCACGGCACCTACGAGACTCGTATGCTCACTGCCGCGCCACCACCTCCGCCTGCACCTGTAGCAGTGGCTCAGACCCTGGCGGATTTTGCCGAGGAAAATGGCGTTGACTTGAGCACGGTGATCGGTACCGGTAAAGACGGCCGCATCAAGAAGGCTGACGTCGAAGCCGTAATCGCAGCGCGGACCCAGGAGTAACCGGATGCGTCTTTTCGGCCTAGAGCTGTCCCTCAAGCGTGCCCCTATGTCTCCGCCGGGCACCGGCTTGGGCGGTTGGTGGCCGATTATCCGTGAACCCTTCAGCGGCGCATGGCAAAAGAACGAATCGTGGACCAACGAGTCAGTGCTGGCCCACTATGCCGTCTATGCCTGCGTGACGCTGATCGCCAACGACATCGGCAAGCTACGCCAGCGCCTGATGGAACTCGGCTCCAACGGCATCTGGACCGAGACGTCTGTCCCGGCATTCAGCCCGGTGCTGAAAAAGCCCAATAACTACCAGAACCACGTGCAGTTCAAGCAGTGGTGGCAAACGTCCAAGCTCACGAACGGCAACTCGTACGGCCTGAAACAGCGCGACAACCGCGGCGTAGTCACCTCGATCTACGTGCTTGACCCGTGCCGCGTGTTGCCCCTGGTGGCCGAAGACGGTTCGATTTACTACCAGTTGAGCAACGACAATCTGAACCGGGTCGGCGACGGTGTCACCGTTCCGGCGACGGAAATTATTCACGACCGGATGAACTGCCTGTTTCACCCCCTCGTGGGCGTGTCGCCCCTGTTCGCGTGCGCCTTGGCTGCGTGCCAGTCGTTAAAAATGCAGAACGATAGCTCGACGTTCTTCGAGAACGGCGCACGTCCTGGCGGCATTCTGTCGGCCCCTGGCGCCATCAGCGACGAGACTGCCGCGCGACTGAAGGCACACTGGGACGCGAACTACACTGGCTCAAATGCCGGTCGCGTGGCAGTTGTCGGCGACGACCTGAAATTCCAGCAGATGAAAATGTCTGCGACCGACTCTCAACTGATCGAGCAGTTCAAGCTGACCGCCGAGATGATCTGCACTGCGTTCCACGTGCCGCCGTCCAAAGTAGGCGTGACCACTTCGCCAACCGGCACCACAGCGGCGCAAGAGAACCAGAAGTATTACTCGGACTGTATTCAGGTACTGGTCGAGGAGTATGAAGCATCGATGGACGACGGCCTGTCGCTGCCAGTTCAATACGGCGTGGAGTTGGACATCGACGGCCTGTTGCGCATGGACCTCGGCACTTTGGTCACCACGCTCAAGGAAGCCGTGGGCGGCACCATTATGGCCCCCAACGAGGCCCGCCGCCGTCTGAACTTGGCGCCCGTCACCGGCGGCGACTCCGTACTCAGCCAGCAGCAGAACTACAGCGTTGAGGCCCTGGCAAAGCGTGACGCATTGGCCGACCCGTTCGGTACTGCGCAGCCCGCAGCAGCGCCTGAACCAGCCGCAGATCCAGAACCGACCGACGAAGACATCGAAGACCAGGCCCGTATGTTGGCTCTGTTCATTCAAAAGGAGCTGACCATTGAACATGCGTGAACTTGAAGCGCAGGCGAAGTTCCTCGCGCCGGTGATTGCCCATGCGGTGAAGCAGGCCCTGGCCCCCGTGACTGAGCTACTGGCGGCGAAGGATTCCGAGATTGCGGCACTGACCAAGCGCCTGGACGAATTGCCCCAGCCCGTTGCACCGGAGCCGGTTGACCTCGAAGCTTTGGCCAAGGCCGCTGCTGATCTGATCACGTTGCCAGATCCGGTACCCGGTAAAGATGCCGAACCGGTCGACCTCGAAGCTTTGGCCAAGGCCGCAGCAGCTCTCGTAGTTGTGCCAGATCCGGTACCCGGTAAAGATGCCGAACCGGTCGACCTCGAAGCTTTGGCCAAGGCCGCAGCAGCTCTCGTAGTTGTGCCAGATCCGGTACCTGGCAAAGACGCCGAACCGGTAGACTTGGCCGCAGTAGCCGCACTCGTGGAAGTGCCGCAGCCCGCCGAGGTTGACCTGTCCGCCGTAGCCGCCCTGGTGACCGTTCCCGAAGTGGACGTCGAGGCCATTGCCCGTGCAGCCGCTGCGCTTGTGCCGACTCCAGTGGTGCCGCAACCGGAGCACGGACGAGACGCACTCGACCTTGAAATTCTCCCGGCCATCGATGAGACGAAACAGTATCCGCGCGGCACGTATGCTGCACACCGCGGCGGCCTGTGGAAGTCGTACGAGCGCACCCATGGCCTGCGTGGCTGGGAGTGCATCGTGGACGGTATCGCAGATGTGACCGTCACAAACGAATCTGAACGCGATTTCTCTGTCACGCTGAGCAAGTCAAGCGGTCAAGAGGTCGTCGAGAAGTTCCACATGCCGGTGATGATCTATAAGGGTGTGTGGAAACCATGCGTAGCCCTGCCCGGTGATACGTTCACCTTCGGCGGTAGCTTGTGGCATTGCGACGAACCAACCGGCGACAAGCCTGGCGAGTCGAAAGCCTGGACCCTGGCGGCCAAGCGCGGCAAGGATGGCAAGGAAGTCGTATCGATCCCGCGTGAGCCGATTGGAGTAGTCAAGCTATGATGTACGTGACGCTTGACCGGGCGAAGCAGCATTTGAATATGGATCATGACCTGGACGACACTCTGATCGAGGTATACGTCCAGGCAGCATCTGGCGCGGTTAAAAACTACCTCAAGTCCGCATCGCCGTATGAGGTTGAGCGCGATAGCAACGACGACCCGATCCTCGACAGCTCAGGCGATCCTGTATACGTCGTCGACAGCTCAGGCGACAAATTGGTCAGCTATCCCGTGCAAGCTGCGGTGCTGCTGATGGTCGGCTTTCTTTACAAAGACCGCGACGAGAACCCAGACAGCGCATTTGAACGCGGATACCTGCCGCGCCCGGTCACTGCGTTGCTCTACCCGTTACGTGATCCCGCACTGAGGTAAATCGTCATGGCAGACAAGTTCGCACGGGTCTTCGGAAGTTTCCTCCGCAAGATCATCGACATGCGCGATGGAACGTTCTCGGAGCGCGTCGTCGCGCAGCCTCCTTTCGATCTATTGACCGATGGCGGTGACGGCCCTAACCGTCGGCTGCGGGTGGACACCGGGCAGACTGGTTTCTTCGCTCGGCGAATGTGGTCCCTGAACTATGAATTCGCTGCGGCTAACCCGATCGCGGGTACTCCGCTGGTGTTCCGGTTCACCATCCCTACGAATTTCATCATTCACGCTCATGGGCTAACTCTTGATCAGGGGGGTTTGACCCTGCGCACCTATGCTGCGGCGCAAGGCGTGGCAGGCGGCACATTCAGCACCTCGTATACCCCGTCGTCCGAAAATTCCATGACCGAAAAGGCCGCATACGCTTTTCAAACTGCGATCGCCTCCGGTGGGACGTTTACACCAAACGGCGGCGAGCTGCCACTAACCCCTTTGCGCGTGCGGACGGCCGGTGCGACTGCGCAGCAATCCAGCGTGGGCGCTGAGGCGGTAGCGGAGAAAGGGAGACTTGCAGGGACTTATTACGCCGTACTTTCCCGCATGGCAGGAGTGAGCGGAGACTGCACGGGCGTCTATAGCATCGTGATCGAGGAGCGCCCATGAGCCGCGCCGGCCAATACCGTCACCGGGTGGATATTCAGGACTGGACCACCGTGCGCGACGAAGAAACCGGTGCGTTCACGGAGCAGTGGGTGACAGTGTTCGCAGGCGTCCCCGCGCGCATCGCTCCGGCCAGCGGTCGCGAGTTCCTCGCCGCAGCAGCGATCCAGTCGGAGATTATCGGGCGCATCGTGATCCGCGCGCGGCCAGGGCTGAAGCCTCGGCAGCGGGTGCTTCACAACGGAGACATCTACGACGTTGCAGCGTGGTTGCCGGATCCTGAGAGTGGGCGCGACTACGTCAGTGCGCCCGTGTCGAGAGGGGTCAACGAGGGTTAATTGTCGAAGAAGAACACGATCCGATGGTTATCGCCCTCGATCCCGTCGAAGCCCTCGATGATTCGTTTCAAAGCGTCCTCAAAGTAGAGAGACGAAGGAACCTCAACCTCAAAGCGGGCATAGTTCGCCATGTTCGTACCTTGGCAATAGGGCCACAGCAGGTTCCAGTCTGGGCTACCCGAGGAGATTGACTCATTCAGTGCGTCCAGTTCCGCACGATCCTTCATCCCGGATATTTCAATTTTCTGAGTCTTCGTGAATTCGAGGATTGCCTTCAGCTCATGAAGAAAAAGATACGAACGCGAGTGGCCGTCGCAATCCCAGTCCGAAGCGCAGGCTTTAATTTCTTCGCAGGCGTCAAAAGGAAGGCCCCTCAGCTCAAAGGAGAAAGGGTGCTCACGCCGAACCCCTTTTGCCAATAGCCCAAAAAGTTCGTAGTTTCGATCAGTGAAATATTGGTCTTCGTAGGCAACCCGAAGGTAGTCGCCGTCCTCGTCTTTGGTCCATTTGTCAGCGGCCAGCCACTTGCCGTCAACGTGTTTTTCCCGATACAGATGAATGTCGCAGCCCATGGTGTAAACTCCGGTTGGTGAAAGTGAGCCAAGTATTCACCAAGGTGACACGCATGTCAACTACCTACGTCTGCATCGCCTCCGGCCCCAGCCTCACTGCTGCCGACTGCGAACTCGTGCGCCAGTCGGGCCTGCCGACGATCGCCGTCAACAACTCGTGGCAGTTGGCCCCCTGGTGCGACCATCTCTACGCTGGCGATCTTGCGTGGTGGGACGCCAACGCAGCAGACGTGCCACCCGGCCCCAAGCGGTGGAGCTGCACCCGCCAGGCAGTGGCGAAGCATGGGCTGAACTATCACGAGAGCTACGGACCGTATAATAGCGGCCTACGCGCCATCGAGCTTGCGTTCAAGCTCGGCGCCGAGCGCGTTCTGCTGCTGGGCTACGATTGCACCGTGGCAGCTGGCACGCATTGGCACGGCTCGCATCTTAAGACTAAAAATCCAGATGAAGCACTGTGCCGTAAGTGGCAGGCGCAGCACGGGCGGTTGCCGCAGCGGGCGCAGGTTGTGAACTGCTCACGTGAGACGGCGCTGACGGTGTACCGGTTGGGCATGCTGGAGTTGGAATTGAATAAAGTAGTTGACACGTCCGGCAACGGTTGAGTAAAGTTCGTTTCAGCAGGTCTTTGAGGAAGCGCAGCGGCAGGACCGTTTAAGCGGGACTCTCAAAAACTAAGCGGAATCGGCCGATAACTGTTTAGGATCTGTAACGAATTAAGGGTTCGCCTGGCTGGGGCTGCGACGTTCGCTAACCGGAAAATGGCGTCGCGGTGAGAGGTTCAAATCCTCCACGTTTACCCGCCTGTTCAACCAACGCCACCGACCCGGGCCCGCAGATGCGGCAAACAGTTCTCAGTGATAACAGTTTCACCAGATGTGCCGCTCACGGGGTTCGATCCCCTGGGGTCGAGGTTAGGTCGAAAGATACCCTTGGCCCGTAACGGAGACGGCGGTACATCTGGTGCAATTGGTAGCTCAGATGGTTAGAGTGCGCGGGT